CATCGACCTCCAGCGCCTGGAGCTGGAACGGAACCATACCATCCGATGTGTACCGTTTCAGCAAGATGACACCGCCGTCGATCTTCTTCCGCTCGACGCACATGCGCAGCATCTGGTCGAGGTTCTGCGTTCCGGTGACATCACAGTTTCTCTTCTTGCACCACTTGAGCCATGCCTTCTCGAGTTCCTCGTTCAGGCTCTCGTCACCCGTCATGGACCTGAGCCGGTAACCCCGTCCGAACACATTTCGCTTATAAGCTCCGATGACGGAGTTCATCACATCCGAGTTCTTCTCCAGGTCTCTGGCTCTCGCTCTCACGACGTCACGATTCCAGCAATCCTCAGCTTCTGCCGACTCGTTAAACACTCGCCAGTTCTGATTCTGCTTTGAATAGGTGCCCGCGTCATAGCTCTTCTGTAGCTCGAGCGCGTTTCTGTAGGCCTGCCGCTTATACGCAGCCTCTGGAGACAGCCACCCGATAAAATTGTCTAAGATATTCGCCATCGCTTATCTCCCGTCAAAAACTCCGACGAAGGTGTCGCCGAAAATATCTGTCTGCTCCTGTACAGCTTCAGCCTCGAGCTCCTTCTTCATGGCTCTAAGCTGCGCGAGATCTGCTCTCGTGAGCTGGCGTGAGCCGATCTTATAGGACTGTCCGCCGACCATGATTGCATAGATGGCGTCCTTCACGACCTTCAGCTGCTCTGCCGGCGTCTTCCCGAGCTGATCTTCGTTTATGCTATTCGTAGTATCTGCCACTTATTTAATCCCCCATCCAGTTCTCATTTTTCTGAATCCAGTTCTCTTCCGGCGTCGGTATCGGCTCCGGTCGCTGCTGCTCCTCTTCTCTTACACTCTGAAGATGCAGCGAGCGAACGCCCATGATCTCGGCAGCCGTCATCGCGTAGACCTCGCAGTCGAGATAGTGGTTGTCTGCATGCGATGTTTTCAGCACCCATGTCTCACGTGCCACTCCGTTCTTTTTCGTCTTCACCTTCTGCTCAGCGGTCACCTGCTGCGCATAGTTGCTGTCGCAGCCCTTGTAGACCATCCATGATCCGGTGCCATTCTGCCGCTTCATCCTGGCTGCGATCGAATCCTTTATCTGATCGCCATCCACGATAACCAGCGGCATCCCGCTGACCCTGCTGCCTTCCTTGTTGATCTTTGAGATCCGGTAACGGTCATTCATCGGATTCGATGAACCCTTGACCGGCATCGACCAGTCTGCATTGTTGATGCAGAAATCATAGGTCGCGTCCGGTCTGTAACCAGAATCGATCAGGCACATGGAGACCACCATCTTCTGGCCGGACAGCTTCTCGTACTGCAGATTCATCACTTCTTCGATCTCAGCAAACGAGAGTACCTGGCCATGTGTGATGCACTGCGAGGTCGTGTAATCTCCCCACGCTCTGATCGTGTAGTAGAGCGATGTCTCCTGCACATCGACGCCGCCGGTGATGATCTTCGCCCACTCCGGCACCGTATACTGCTCGACATCCGTCTGCCGCTCCATCACGAGATCCTCGCTCGTCTTCAACTGTGTGTCTTCCCACGGCTCCGCGAGCCATGAGTTCACAAAGTTCTGCAGCTTTTCCGGGTCGTCCTTATCATTCAGGAACTCCTCGGCGATATCGGACCACTTCAGGAACAGCGAGTATACCGACGATATCCAGTATCCGACGCTCTTCGCGCGTCCGACACCCCGCTTGCTGACCACCTTCCAGTGGCCCTCACGCAGCATCTTCGGCTTGTCGGCGTCCGTGATCACGCACCCGCATTCCTGGCAGATGTACTCTGCCGTCGCTGCACGCTCGTGATTCGACATCGTGCTCTCTTTATCCTCGCTCCAGTGGATCTGCTTGAACTTCAGCTCGATCTCTTCTCCGCAGTGCGGGCACCTGCAGAAATAATGCCGAATCTCATCGGCCTCTGACATGTGCTTCCAGATATAGTTCGTCTTCAGCGTCGGCGTCGAGATCTCGTATACCTTCTGCTGCGGTCTGAACGTTTTCGTTCGCTCCGTCGCGAGGTCGTACGGGCTCGCCTCCTTCGTCGACGCTCCCGGCATCTTATCGATCTCATCGAAAAACAGATACTTGATGTGCGTCGATGCCAGCTTTGACGGTGATCCAGCGCCTCGTAGGTAGATCTTCATGTTTCGAAACTTCAGTTCGAGTTCCTTTGGCTGGTTCTCGAGAAACAGCTTGCGCAGATTCGGAATCAGCCGGATGGACGGCTTCAGGCGGTCGTTTGATACCGACTTCGCGAGGTCGTCCGATGGATATACGAACATCGTCGGCGCTGGCGTGCGGTCGACGATGTAGTATGCGATGTTCTGGATCGCCTCGGTTCCGCCGAGCTGCGATCCCTTGCACAGAATCACATTCCGGATGTACTTATCGTTGAATGTGTCCATGATCTCGTTCAGATATGGTGTGATGTCGTTTGACCATTTACCGGCGAGGCTGTTCGAATCATCCAGGACTCTGTTCTGCTCCGCCCATTCGGACACCGTCTGCACCTTCTGTACCTGCAGGCAGCGCCGCACGACGCGCTCAAACAGTTTCGCCGTTTTAATCCGTGACCGGCTCCGCTGACTCATTCATCCTCATCCTCCTCGTCTTCTTCTATATCCTCCATATCCTCTTCGTATGTTCCGGCCTTCTGGCCGTCGATCTCGTCCGGGTCGTATCCGGCGAGCTCATTCAGCGCCTCTGACACGATCTTCGCAAGGATCGCGATGACCTCGTTCATATCCGTCACGCCTGCAATCTGCATCGCCGCCTTCTGCGGCAATGCTTCGAGCCGGTTCCTGAATGCCAGCAGCATGTTCGTGAGATACGACTCGACATCTGCAGCTTCGTGCAGCTCTCTCCGCAGCTTCCGGAGCTTCAGAAGCGAGATCTTCCGCTTGACCTCCTCGTGCTCCGCGGCCACTTTCTCCTTATCGATGATCGTGTGCCGACCGGTCTCGTCGTTCACCTTGTACTGAATGTATTCCTGGATGCATTTCTCCAGATTGTATTTTTTCTCGCCCGCCGGCAGCTGGAAAAGCCCTGCCGTTTTCAGGTTTCGCACCTGCCTCGGAGAGATTCCGAGGCATTCCGCGAGCATTTTCTGTGTCACTTCCACTTCCTACTCCTCTCGGAACTGATGCACTGCCTCCGATTTCCTCTTTCAGGCACTGCGTCGCCCTCGGTTTTTATGAAAATTTCTTTTCGCATATAATGTAAAAAGAATTCGGTTTTCTGAGCCTGCCCCGGTGCCCTGCCCTCGAGAGGAAGGAAGTGCACCGAAAATTTTCACTCTACAGCCAGAAAACCCGCGATTCGCCGGACCCGCAGTGGGTGTACGCCCTCGGAAGGACCCACGCGCCCAGCTTCTTCTATCTGCTTATCGCGGCATTGCCAGACCGGACGGATTTGAACCGCCTCAGCAAACCGGCTACTGCCCTGCCGTCCAGGGCGGTCTGGTCAGATCGGGTGGATTCGAACCACCTCAGCGTACCGGTTGCTGTCCTTCCATTTAGGCGATCTGATGATGCGCCTGTTCCCAGGCGCCTAGTGAATTTATATACCGGCTTTGCACTATTACTCCGGTGGCTGAGCAGATAAACTGCTCAAGCAACTGTTTAGCAAGCAAAGGAACTCATCAAAAAAGGAGACGAGCATTTGCTCATCCCCATTTTCGACTCTACTAGAATACTACACGAAAACATCCGCTGAGTGCGGTCGTTTAGTTATTTTCTCTGTTATTGATCTGCTCAGCGAATTCCAGCATCATTTTTGTGAGCTGGCTTGCCTGGCTTACACCGGCCCGATCGCAGGCGTCTGCGAATGCCTTGACTGTCGTGTCCTTCAGCTTGTAGCTCTTTGATACATAGCCGTTCTTGCGATTCCACCTGTTCTGCGGTAGTTCTTTCTTAATCTCGTCCATGCTTATCCTCCCATTTGTCTATGAGCTTCCCCACTACATTCCATGCAATGATCGCCGTTATCGTTAAATAAATCACTTTTACAATGTCCATTTGATTCCTCCGATTATCTGTGCTAATCTGATGGAAAGAGAAGGGCTTTTGCAGAAGCCCCTCTCTGTTCTATCAGATTCCTAAGTGCTTCTTGAAGAAGTCGTATAAGAAACTTGATAGAAGGTTTATTAAGACGGATGCTATAAACTGTGCTATCGGTTTGAAGTCCGTCTTTTTTGTTTGCCGTTTCCGGCTTCGCCCTCTCAATGTTATCACCTCCTTTCCTTTCGACATTTATATAATATCATAATGTGCACATTATGTCAATGGCTTGGTGCACATTATGTTAAAAAAATCCGGCGCATTTCTGCACCGGATCATCTTATTCAGATCTTCTGAGAAATCAACCAATAGAACTTCCTGCGCCGCTCGTAGTACATATCCCGCTCGCACGGTATTCCTGTGACCATCTTCAGATAGTTGAATGTCGCATTCTCGATCGTGACGCCCTTCAGTATCCACTCAGCGATCTCTCCGCCCGCTTCCCGCGCCGTCTCCTCGACTGTGGCGATCTTCCTTGACAGCTCCGCCATTCTGATGGCCTTCACCTCTGTCGGGTTTCCCGAACCGGATCCATGCGGCATCCCGTTGTAGTTGATAGCTGAGATGCTTCCGCTCGCCAGTGCGCTATACTCATCGCGCCACTCGCTGTACTGGAGGCAGAAATGGCGGGCTGTCAAATACTTCTGTTTCGAAATATAATATTTTGAATTCTTTGTAGGTAACCAGATGTCTGCCATTTAATCCTCCGCTATCTCCCTTAGTAATCTCATCGTCTCTTTCGTCGTGGCCTCCCAATCATCCCAAAACCAGTCGGCCCGCGCTACCGATTCGCTGTGCTCCTCAGTTTTCTCCTCTTGCCTGCTGCCTCCGGCGATCCTCTTGCTGTACCACCTGCACGTTAATGCTCTCGTTGTCTGTGGCTTCCTGTTGTGCTCTTCGCACTCCCACTTCCCGCACACCCCGCCCTTGCTGAACCATACGCACGCTGTGCAGCTCCTGCTGCATTTCCAAATATCCACTATCTTCCTCCCCATCATTTTCGCGGCCTCACGAAAATGGTCATTCGTTCCGTTCCTTCCAGCGTTCTTCAAAACGTTTCTTCTTCGCTTCGATCTGATTCCAGTTCACATCGAGGTTGAGCTCCTTCGCACATTGCACCACATCCGTCCACTCCTCCCGAAGCGATGCTCTGGCCTCTTTCTCGGTCTTCGGTGTCGGGTTCTCGTGTCTCAGCACCCGCGCCAGCTTCAAGGCCTCGTGCGCACACTCCACAAGCTCCTCGGCCAGCATCTCGAGCATGGCCGGTTCTCCGATCTCGTTTATCATGCCGCTTCCCCCTCCCTCGTCAGATTCTATACCTCGGATCCGGACACAGTGCCGTGTACATGTACGGCGGTCTCGATGCGATCTCGTCCGCGCTGACGCACTTCCTGGTTCTGATCTCGATGCCGGACGTCGACAGCTTCATGATCGTGTTCTTTGTTTCCTGCATCTTCCTAGTCGTTTTTCTTTTTCTCGCCATTCTTTTCTCCTCACTTCCAGATCACGAACACGGTGATGATGACGATCATCACCATCACCGGAATCAACAAAATCAAATCCAGCATCACTTATCCTCCTGCAGCTCTTCCCACGTAAATCTCCCCTTACCCGAGTTTCTCCACTGGCCCATTCCCCTATACCGGCCATAGTTCAGCCACTCACGGACAGCTGCTGCGTTTTTATCGTCCAGGCATTCGACCGTGAACTCGATCCAGGATCCTGCTGGTACTGCCTCGGAGTTTGCCAGCGCGGTGCGGTCGCCCATCGCCGTAGAGGCACGCAGCGGTCTCCGACAGTTTCCCATCGGGCCGGACATGTGGATCTGGATCATGCGTGGAAAAACAAAAACACAGCCATCAATGATTTTCTTGAACGCCTTGATGCCACACGACTCCCTCGAGTAGTCCTGCCCCTTGCATCTCGACAGAGCGGAGCATGTGTCCTTAAAAAAGCCCTTGATCTGGTAGTCCCAGAACATCGGCGTCTCGCCATCCTCCATGCGCGGGAATATGGTCATTTCCTTGTGCTCTACCTCTTCAGCACCGAGCGCAGCGACTTCCTCTTCGCGACTCGGCGCGTCCGGTGCCTTTGACGCGATGAACTCACTGTGCACCTTCTTGTCTGCGTTTGCTGTGCCTAATACATCCTCTATGAATGTTAATCTTACGTGTATCTTTTCCATGTGCTTTAATTTCCTTTCTGTGTAAAACAAAACTTCGCTGTTCACTGCGGATCCATGCAGTTCCATTGCGTCTCACAACATTGCCGTTCATCTCAACGCCATTGCCATCACTGCCACTCCGAGCTTTTCGTTGCCGTTGCGGTTCTATTCGAACCCGCGCTTAGCTATGCTTTGCCATCGCTGCGCTTAGCTATGCTTTGCCATCGCTGCGCTTTACTTTTCTATGCCATGCCATCGCTGTGCCTTGCTTCGCCAAGCCGTAGCCGAGCGACTCATTGCTTTTCCTTTGCCATTCTGTTCTTTGCAATGCCACTCAAATCCATGCCTTTGCCCTGCGCTGCCTGTCCTTGCGCCTCTTTGCCATTGCTGGGCGACTCAAATCTTTGTCATGCCATTGCGCTGCCATTCCTTGCATCTCTTTGCCTTTGCTGCTCGGTTCAAGTCTGTGCTATTCCTTCGCCTTTCTAGTCGTCTCGAAGCCCTTGCTGTGCAAACCTACGCGTACCTTTGCCATTGCTCATAAATTCAGCGCATACCTCTTCCGCTGCATCGTCATTCTGTTCCGTTCATTTCCGTTGTCACTTCTGGCCTCCTGCCGCCTTCATGTCACACTACGTACTTTGCATGTGATGCCTCGAGCTCTTCGCTTGAGATGTCGAGATAGATCTGTGTCGTGTTGATGTTTTCGTGTCCCATCAGCTTCGACACCTGCAGGATCGGCATCCCTACGCGGAGAGCCATCGTTGCACCCGTTCTTCTGAATCTATGCGGATGCACGTTATCGACACCCACTCTTTTACCTATGTCTCGAACCAGGCTTTCAACCGATCCCTTATCCATCGGCTCGCATGGATCCACGAGGCCTGGTTTTGTATACCACGCCAATCCACCCGTGCCAGTGCGTTCCGTCTTCTTCGGGAAAAGATACGGATTTTTATCTTTCCTTTCGGCCAGGTACACTTTGATCGCGATCTGGGCTCTCGCATTTATGAATACTTCTCTGTACTTGTCTCCCTTCCCGAGGACTGTACATTTTCCGTCTTTGATGTCCGCAATTTTTATGTTTACCAGCTCTGTAACTCTGCACCAGGTAGAAAGCAGCACCTCGATGATCGCCTGTTCACGCTTCGTTTTGCATCCTGCCCTGATCTTCTCAACGTCCATCTGCGTGAATGCTTTTTTCTTCTTACGTACCTGCTTGACCCTGTCCACCTTATTCATCGGGTTCTTTAACAGTATTTCTTCTGTACTTAGCCATGTATAGAACGACGACAGGTTCCGTATCTCATTTCCCACCGTCGTTTTCGTCACTCCTTCCCTTGACACTCTGTATGCGATGTAATATCTAACGTCGTCTGGAGTAACTTCGTTATATGGCTTTCCGATCTTTTCGAGCGTTTTACTTATAGTCTTCTGATAAAACTCGACGGTCCTCTTCGTGCACCCTTTCGCTGCTTTCGCTCTCAGAAACCGAAGCAGCATTTCATCATTCATGCCTCCCTTGTATACCGTCAGCTCTGTGCTCATTTTCTTCACATCGTAGTCGTGCAGCAGGATGTCGAACTGCATCTTGATTTGCTGCAGCTCGTCTCCCTTGACATACGGGTAAACGGTCATTACGAGTGAGTTTAAAAAATCACTGTCTACCATCTCGCGCTCCTCTCTTGAGAACCCTTCGCAGCTTCCACTGATCGCTCCACCACATCGGCGTGAACCAGAATTCCTGGCCGCCATCCTCCGGGAACAGCACATCGCCTTCGACCGGATTACTCAGCCCGTCGGCCACGGTTACATAACCGGCACATCCGAGAAGTGACAGCTGGATGAAGCACATCTGTGCGGTCGTCCGGTCGAGGTCGTTCGCAACGAAGCAAACATCGTTCTGATAGTCGATATTTCGCTTTTTCAATGCCTCGACCGCGCCGATCAGCGTCGCACCTGCACCGCATGCGCAATCCGCGACGCTGATGAAGCCCTTTCGTGCGATCTCGTCCTTCACCTTTCCTCCGTCAATGTTTACATCCGCCATCCCCGCGGCCAGATGATACGGCGTGAAGAACTGACCGTGCCAGTGACTCCCGAGCCCCATCTCCATAAACATCTTTCCGAGAAAATCCTGATTCGGGTTTTCTTCCAGCGCCATCGTGATAACGCCCAGCGCCTCGGCCGGCGCGTCCTTGCTATCCAGACGATGGATGCAGTCCATATACTCCTTCTCGCGCATCCCCTTGCGCACCGGATCCGGGTCGAGCGCATTTGAAAGCCCGGTGGCCATCGCGTTTATGATGTACGTCCAGGCTTGCCATGCATTCGTTTTCCCGAATTCCCGCTCGAGGATCTTCTTCATCATGTCTTCATAATTCACCATGCTTGCCTCCCTTCTGGCCTGCTGCTGCCTTTTTCTTCATACCCGCTATCGCGATCGTGAGCTTCGCGGCCGTGATTCCGGCCCGCGTCGCTTCCGGGTCCTCTGATCGGAGCCCTTTCTTGTTCATCACGACATTCTCCTGTTTCGACACGAGCGTCAGGTTCTCGATGCTGCAGTTTCTCCGGTCCCCGTCCAGGAACATGACATTCATTCCGTCCGGGATCGGCCCGTAATGCTCTTCCCACACGCACCTATGCTCTTCGCGTATCACGTTCGGCTCGGCGATCTTTCTCCAGGCGTAGCCGTCTCCGCGAACGTAGACGCTTCCGACCGGCCTCCAGTTATGTGGCCTGCCGCCTTTTTTGAACTGCGTCTCGGATGCCCGCCCTCTCGTCGGCTGATGCATGCCCTTGTTATGCGGAACATTCCCTTTTTTGAATCGGCCATCGTTCCCCGTCGAGATCCCATAGCTCGTGAATATGCTTTTTAATCCGTTGATGCTGATCTTTACCCCGAGCGCCTTCTCGACCATTTCGATGATCTCTTTATGCGACCGGCCCGCTGCATTCGCACGCACGAACTCCACGAGCTCCGGCGTATACTTCCGCCTCGGCTCGTAATTGCAGGAGCTCAGTCCGTTATAGCAGTGGTGATTATACCGGTAGTACCGAAGCTGCTTCCGCGTGTAACTTGTACCATAGTGCTCGTTCACGATGGCCGTCAGCTCCACATCCGTCCGCTGCCAGCAGTGTACTCTGACGAAGTCCTCGAAATCAGGCGGATATACTTTCCGCGCGCTCATTTCTTTTCCTGATCGTCGACGATCAGCTGCACCATCTTCTTCGAAACGCCTTCTGCCTTGACGTATCCGTAATCGTTCAGCTCCTTCACCGCCCTGATCTGCGTGTTTGCGTTCGCGATCACCTGCGCGGAGATCTTCGTCACCGTCTCTGCTCTCGCGATCTCCTGCTGCAGCTTTTCTGAATCGCCGAGATCCACTGAGTTGAGTCTCTCGAGGCTCTCGAAAAGATAGTCGTTTAAATCATTTAATCCCTTTGCCATGTTTCTTCTCCCTTTTGCTTGCTTTTATCGATTGCTTTTTCTTCCTCTCCCGCTCATCCCCATACCTGATAAACGTGTAGGTCTGAAACGGGAATCCGTATATGTCCGTCCCCGTGTACTCGGTGCCCTTCTCCAGCTGGTAGCCCTCACGCTGCAGCGACGGCGGTACTTTCACTTCTTTCCGCCAGGCCGACGCGCTGACCACCTCAGTCTTCTCGATCGGCTGCTGCAGATTCCGGCTGCAGGAATACCGGACGCGGTACGGTTCCCCATTTTCCCGGTGCTTTTTATATGACTCCTTCGTTTCTTTCACAAAGTAGTCGGCGAGCCCTCCGAAGTCCTGGTTCTCATAGAGCGGGACGACATGAACGCCGCCATACGGCCAGGCCGTACGCAGAAACCCGAGAAGCCCCTCGACATCATTCATCACCATGTGGTGGTGGATTCTCTTCCCGCCGTCCTCCTTTACCAGGATCCATTTGAATTCCTTGCCATGCTTCCGGTAGTATGCCCGGAGCTTTCGGAAGAACTTCCGGATCAGTTCCTTTGATTCCTCCGGTGTCGGCCGACATTCCTTCTTGTACGTGAGCGTGAGGTGGATGTCCCCATCCCCGAAGTTGTTGATCATCAACCTCCGGAGCCGATTCCGGCTTGCATTCTCGTTTGCCAGCGCCGCCTGCTCTGATGTCGGCTTCTGCCTCCTTTGCCGGACCTCGCCCTTCACGTTGTACCGGACGGTGTGGTACTTCCTCACCTCTATTCGGTTGCCATATATCCACGTTTTCTGCAGGTACATATCACACCTAATGATTTATAAAATGTCCTAAAATTAATCGCTTTAACGAGTCTACTACGGGACGGCTTCTGCTATCCCGTGGCTTCCTCGCTCAGCTTACTGGTACCTCTGACGTTCCCGCTTCAGGATATTCTTCACCTCGGCCTCATCCATGTGCATATCTGAGGCGATGTAACCCGTGTCCCATCCTGCAACAGCGAGCGCGACGATCTTGCCGGCATCCGGCTCCCTCTTTTTCTGCTCCCGTTTCGGCTTCTCTGGCTTCTCGGCCTTCGCTGCCGGCTCTTCAGCGGCCTGCTTCGGCGGTCTTCCGGTTTTTTTCTTATTATTAGAAGAAACTGCTGCCTTTTTCGCATCTTCGGCCAATGTCTCGCGCTTTATGTCCGCGATCCGCCCGTTCAGCTCGTCGACCTCACCACGCAGACACAGGTTCTCCTCGCTCATCCTGTCGATCTGCTGCGTCAGACTCTCTTTGAGATCTGTCAACCTGCCGATCTCCTTGAACATTGCATCTGCCCGCTCTTCGGCCGTCTCACCATCGATGTTCTTCATGTAGTTCGCGATCTTCTCGACGCAGTCATAGCAGTAATCCCGGCCGAGCATTTCCGACATGACGTTCCGGATCCCTTCCGTCGCTGGCTGCCGCGGGCTCCTGTCGTTATCCTCGCGCATGGCGAAATCGATGGCGATAGCCATCGGATTTTCCTCAGATGTTCTGATCTCGCGGCCGCAGCGGTCGCAGGTGTATACGATCCGTCTCATCTACCCTCACCTCTCAACTGCCGAGATAACGAATACTTTCTCTGGATGTTTCTCTGCAAACTCATCGAAAGCTTCTTCAAACGTTTTCTCATCTATCGTGTCCATCCATTCATCGAGCGGCCGATCCGAGTCTTCCCACAGCCACTCGATCGTATACTTCAGTTCTCCGTCGTCACACAGGCCTACGAGGCTTGTTGTTCCGAATCGCTTGATCGTGAATGTGCGGACGCTATACTGTTCGATCGAATATTCCTTTTTATTCTGCATTGGCGGCGGGTAAACGTCCTCATGCCCCGGGATCGCATATCGTCCGCTGCTTTCACGCAGCTTCACTCCGTCCTCCGCCTCAAACACAGCGACGAACGAGCGATCGACGACACCCGACAGGTACTTCAGTCGTTCCTCCGGCGGCTCTGATAAATCAAAAAAGCAGAGCCCCCTCGAGTCCGTGCTCTGCGCCCTCTTCCTCCAGTCCGTATGGTTCTCGAGCTCCTCGCCGGCCAGGAATGCGGTCAGCTCATTGACGCCCATGAATCTCATCAGCTTCTTTTTCATATTCCTAGATACTCCTTGATCACATCGATCGCATCGTCTCCGCTCCAGCAGACCCGGCACAGGTAGCCCTGAGCGCTCAGCTCTTCCATCATCTCGATCTGGTTCTCGGTCGGCTTGTTCATGCCGACCTTCATCTCGATGAACAGACCGTGATACCCTCCCCGGCTCACGTTTAGTTCAATGTCGGGGACCCCGGACAACACGCCCATCCTCTTCAACTTGACAGCCTCGAGCCGGTTCCTGCTGCCGCCGTTCGGCGTATGGTGTAGGCTCTTCAGCTCTGGATGTGCCCGAAGCTGTAGCTGCTTCCACTGGAAGACTTTCTCCTGCTCATCGTCCTCAGATCCGGTGCGCCGCACTTTCCCATCCGGGCATTTCTTCATCTCAACTCTATAATTTCTCATTCAGGCCTCGCGTGTATCCTTCGTGGTCTCGGTCAGTT